GCTGTCATTCTTTTTGCTTTAGCTAATGGCACACACTTAGGATATTTTCTTTTAGTTTTAGTAGTAGATTTTCTACCACATGGTTGAAACTTACCTTTCTTTTTAGGTGCTCCTATATCAACCCACTTTTCTCCTACCCATTTACGTAAACCACCACCAGTTTTTCTTTTAGTAGTTTTCTTTTTCTTTTTGCCACCAGGTTTTATTTTGCCAGAGCAAACTGCAGAAGCATACATATTAGCATAAGCTGATGGATAAACATCAAACTTTCTTTTAGCTGCTGCTTTACCTTTTGGACAAAGTTTTCCCATTATCCTCTTCTTGCATTTCTACGTGCAGTCATTCCTGCTTTTAAAGGACCACCTTTAGACATGTATTTAGTTTTTTTCATGGCTCCACCTTTAGACATATATTTAGTCTTTTTCATACCAGTCATACCACCACCTTTTCTTTTTAATACTCCACCTTTTTTCATATATTTAGTTTTTTTCATTTTTTCCTCTTGCATAAAGATTGTTAAAAGTAATATCAGGGTCTGTATAACTATCATGTATTTCTGCTGAATGAATATACTGACTTGGTGCAAAGTCTGGAGCACCTTCACCAGTTACCCAAAGAGCAGGATTAGTTACCCTAACTCTATTGTTAGGTAATGCCACGATATTACCTGTCCATTTATCTGCATCTATAAGTTGCAGTACGTGACTTTGTTTATGTTGTGCAGGGTCATCACTAATGTAACTATCTGTATAATCAACTGTAAACATATATCTTCCTTTATAAAACTCACCACCTATTTTACACATCCAAGGGCTAGAACTTATTCTATCCATTACTATTATGGAATGTCCTCTTGAGGAACAATCCCAAGGTTGTGCTAAATGTGTATCCATTCTTTCTGGCATCTCTTCTAAAACTTCGTCTGCTACTAAACTTGTTATTGGTATTCTTGCCCACATTGCACCTCCATGTATATTTTCTTCTTCATCTATTCCAGTAAAGACTACTTGAAAACTTAAACATCTATCTGGTATTGTATTGACTGCTATCGCTAGTCCATGTAAATATTCACCATGATAATCTAAATGATTGTTTGTAAATTCTTTTCTTACCCAACATTTAAAATGAGGAATATTACTTATTAAATATGACAGTTAGCACCTCCATCTACGTCTTGCTTGTCTTAATCTTGAGTTAGGATTCTTAGCTGCTTTAGGAAACTTTTTCATTTGCCCTGCAGACCTAGCACAAAAACTCTTTCTTCTTGCTGCTCTTTTACCTGTTGGTTTTTTTTCAGTAACAGCAGTTTTTAATTTACTACCAGGATTTTGTCTTCTATATTTAGCTACACCTTTAGCTGTTAATCCTGCACCTGACTTGGTAGGTCTTTTATCACCTTTACCAATAGTCATGCCTTTCATGCCTTTGCCTTTTATTTTTTTTCTAGGCATTATTTTTTTCTTGTAACTCCAAAACCTCTAAGTGCTACTCCACCACCTGCTCTTCTTTGAACTTTACCACCTGTTTTTTTAATTTGAAAACCTAAAGCTTCTAACTCTTTATCACTTAAATCCATTCCACCTTTTCTACTACCAGTATAACCTAATTCTCTCATAGTTTCTGATACAGGATAACCTGTCTTACCTATATCTTTACTTTCACCTTTTTTAGTTACACCTTGTAGTCCTTGCATAACTCTTCTTCTAAAAGATGCTTTAGATTGTTCTTTTCTTTTAAGAGGAATTGTTTGAGACTTTGAAGTTCTATCTTTAGTAGAAGGTAATTTTGTACCTGTATCTTTAGCTGTCTCTTTCATAGATTGTGTTTTTAATTTATTAATTAAAGCTTTTCTTTTTTTAAAAGCTGCATCACTTTCACCAGGAAGTTTTTTAATTTTAAAAGGGTCTTGTTTTTTCTTAGTAACTACTTTAGTTTCAACTTTCTTTTTAGGTCTACCTCTTTTAGATTTACGACCACGTTTTACTACAGCTTCTAATATTTTCTTTTTAGCCATTAGTTATTCTCCTACAGTTTTATATTCTCTAGGCTCTTCTTTAACTTGAGCTTCGATTGGTCCTCGTACTCCAGGTCCTTTTCTTGCTGCACCATAACCTTGTCCAGTTGGTTTACCACTTGTATCATGACCTGTAGAATTATTTATAGTTCTTGCATTAGCTCCTACTATTAAAGTTTTAGTTTTAATTTGCATTATTTTCTCCCTTTCATTTTAAATCCTTTGATTGCTGCACCAACACCTCTGGGTTTACATGGTCCACCTGCTTTACGTTTTATTAATCCACCTTTTTTAGAATACATTATTCTTTGATATGTTTCTAATTCTTTTTTTGCTGATGCTAAAGCTGAACCTTTTAAAGGTTTTTGTCCAGGACCTGCTCCTTTTATTTTTCTTTGAATAGAAGCAGCTTCAATTCTAGCATCATCTTTTTTAATATTTGACTTAGGTCTAAATCTATCTCTTTCAATACTTTTTAATAATTCTTTTTTTGTTAAACGTCTATCAACTTTTTTTGTTTTTGGTTTTAATTTCTCTTTACTCTTAGTTACTTTTACATTTTTAAAAGCTTCTTCTCTAGTTTGTTTATCTTTAAGTTTTTGTCCTTCTGCTTGTTTAACTAATTTTTTTCTAAACTTTTTAGCTTGAGGTACATTTTTTATTTTAGAACCTTCTCCAAATCCTTTAACAAGATTTCTTATTCCTTTAAATTCTTTAAATATATTAGATTCAGCATTAGAAAGTTGTATTTGTTCAGGATTAAAACCTGCATAATTTTTTATTTTTACTTCTTTCTTTCTTGATAATTTTTCTATTCTATCTAATTTTTTATCAAATTTTTCTAATGTCTCTTTAGGATTTTTTATAGCTTTACTTTTTTCTATTATAGCACCTTCTTTAAATCGCATAGTTTTTTTACTACGTTTAACAGCATCTTTAGCAGCTTGACGTTTTGCTTTTAAAGCAGCTTTACCTATTGTTTTTATAGCCATTATTTTTTCCCCTTTTTATTTTTCTTTTTCTTCTTTTTATTATTTACTTTTGTAATTTGTTGTATTACATTTATTCTACTAATAGCCATTACTGTGCTCCTTGTAATACTGGGTTAGGACCACCTGAAGGATTGTTAGCTGATTGCATATCATCTTGTCTTGTTCTTCTAGACTGATTACGTAAAGCATCTATTGAATTTTTATATTTACCTTCCCAGTTTGCTAATGTTTGAAAATCTTTTATAAAATATGTAGCTTCTACCATACATGCTGCAAAAAGAGCATTATAGCAAAACTCACTAAAATAGTTTGATGTTGTTACACTTGTACCTGTAGCACTAGCTAAAGCTAAAGGTCTACGTGTAAATTGTATTTCACCTGATACTGCAGATGCAGGTGTTGGTACAATATAAATTTGTGTATTAGTTTTTCTTGAATAATATCTTGGAGTTCCTGTTGATGCACTAGCAAAAGGAAAATAATCTATTGCATACTCATAAGGTCTTTGTAATAAATTAACTTTTGAATTAGCAGGAACTGCTGTGGTTGAAACACTTGTAGTAAAGTTTACATTTCTTACAACTAATGTATCAGCAGGTAAACTAACTACTGGGTCAGAAGCTGTAAATGAAAAAGTAGAGTAGTTATCTAAACCAGAATCATCTAGTTCTTTTACTATTCTACCTTCAGCTTTTTCAACAAAGTAAGGAATATGTTCCTCAAACTCTGATGAATTATTTTCTATTGTATTTATTATATCTGTTTTAAGAAATGAATAATTAGGCACTACACTATCCTACTATTAAGGTAACACTACCTGCATCTGGTGTAGATATAGTAACTGTTGCACTACAAGCAATACCCATTTCTCCAAAGTACATATCTGATTCTGCACTTGCAGGAACTTCATAAGTTACTAAGGTTCCTGTTTGGTCACCAATAGCAATTACACCTGCTATAGTTGAATATGAATGAATACCAATTATTCTATTCTTTGAAGTAGAGCTGATAATAACACCATCTCCACCTCTTTTATTAAATGTCTTAATATTTGTTGCCATTTTAAATCCTTATAGTAGGGAGAGTATATTTCAACCCTCCCTAATTATTAATGGTTAGGCACCTTCGTTACCAAACCAACCTCTCCAGTCAGATACTCCAAATGAATATCTTTCTCTGGCTTTAAATCTGAGGTTACCAGTATCAAAATCTGGTTCCATTTTAGTTTGTAAAGGTGTTCTGTTGAACATCTTTGAACCATTAGGAACATCAGTTTTAATAAAGAAAGCATTAGTATCAGTAAACCTTCTGTTAGTCATATATCCACTTGGGAATACTCCTAAGTTTCTAACAGAGTTTATGTCGTTATCTGCACTTCCTACAATTCCTGGTGTATTTAATAATACATCACATGTAAACATTAAGTCTACAGGTACGTGTAAAGATACAGCAGATGAACCAATTAAGATTCCTCTATCATCTTTAAACTTTTGAATTGCAATTACTGCAGATTCCAAACTAGCTTCTGATATTGCTGCTGCTGTACCTACATTACTTTGGTTACCATCTCCAACAGTTGGGTGTGAAGCATTAAATAAACTTACTCCATCACCTTGTGCTGTAGTGAATCCTTCGTTATATAGCTTTGCAGCTTTTACTTGTTTGGTATTAGCCATTGCTCTAGCTAATCCTTTTGCTCTTAATTTAGCAAAAGTATCATAAAGGTTATCTTCCATTGCTTCTTCTGTGATTGCAAAAGCTAAAGCAATAGTCTCGTTTGTATAACGAGCTGTAAAGCTTTCGCCTGCATCATCATAAACAACAGCAGCACCTTCGTTTTTAGTTGGAGCAGTACCAAATCCTGTGAAAAGGACTTCCTCTTCAAAAGACCTATCTGAATTTTCTACTTCATATAGTGGTTCATGCTCATTATTAACTTCTCCATACTCCATTCCAAAGACAGCATTTAATCCAGGAAGAAGCTCTTTGCTTATCGCAGCTCTATTTATTGGCATAATTTATCTCCTTTCCTAAGCTGATGAAACAGTTGTTGTTATATAATTATCCATATGTGAGTTAATTCTAACTTCATACCAAGGATATTGGTCAGTTACACCTGCTGATGCTCCTACACCTGTATCCCATGGTGCTCTTCTTATAACTCTCAAATGACTTGTTGCCTGTGTAGGACCAGAAGCATCTAAAACATAAGCACTTTGTCCAGTCTTATGACTTCCAGTTCCTAAAATATATGGTGCGTTTACCACACCAACACCCATTCCTGCAGAACCAGTTACTGTAGCATCTGCTTGAATAAAGAATGTTTGGTCAGGGTCACTTGCAATATGAATCTTAACGTCTGTAGCTGTGGTTCCACCTGTAAAACTTCTTGCGAACTTTTGCTCTCCACTAGCATTTACAAATTGTATTCCTTGAAATACTCCTGCACACTTAACTGTTACATTTGCAGGACAAGGTTTAATAGTACCTTGACTCTCTATCATAATAGGGTCGCCTGTAAATATATCTGAAGGTATCAATGCTGAAGCCACCTTTGGACTTGCAGGTGTCAAATCAATAGTACGTATACCAGTAGAGTTGGAACCAGAACCATTTTTCTTAGCGAGGGCTAAACCTCTTGGGGCATTTACACTTGCCATAGTTCAATCTCCTTTATTGTTAATAAAGCAACAAAAGATTTACTTCTGAAAACTAGCTTGTCTACCTTTTGTTACTGTGGTTTTACTAGAATTAGAAATGGGCATACTAGAATTATTTCCTCTCATTAATTGGCTATTAACTGCTTCCATTAATTGGTCAGATTTATTTCTATAAAACTCATTTCTACTTTGGAATAACTTGGTAGGTATTTTACCTAACG